ACATTTACGGAGTAAAATAATATGGCTAAAACAACAAGACCTATGGTCAGAACTCACAATACTGAAACAGATGAAGTTATTGATCGTGAAATGAATGATGCAGAGTTCGCTCAATATCAGGCAGAACAAGAAGCGCACGCAGTTAGATTAACTCAAATTGCAGCAAAGGAAACTGCCAAAGCAGCAATCCTTGATCGCATTGGCTTAACAGCTGATGAACTTAAAACGATACTTGGCTAATGAAGGCTTGGTTATCTAAAGCTGCTGTTCAAATGCGTGAGCAGATTGATGACAGTTTTGCCGATAGATCACGCAAGTCGGATGGTTGGATCGGGAACGAAAAGCACCAAAACACTAAGAGCGATCACAACCCGTTGCCTAATACTTTTGAAGTTTGTGCTATAGATGTCGATGCCAAATTATGCGATCAGCCTGAAATGAGCATTTATTTAGCAGAGCAAATTAGAGTTGCTGCAAAAACCGACAAGCGAATTAGTTACATAATCCATGTTGGCAAAATTGCATCACCGTTGTTGGGTTGGAAATGGCGCAAATATAGAGGCATCAATTCGCATCACAAACATATTCACATTTCATTCAAACCAAATCAAAAAGGCGAGTTCTTTAACATCCCACTACTAGGAGGCAAGTAATGAAACTAACCAAGAAACACAAAGCAGCAATTAAGTCATATCTAAGAGCTGTTGCAGCCTCTGGTATTACTGTCCTATTGGCAATCGTTGCAGACATTCGACCAGAACTTGCAATTCTTGCTGGTGCGTTAATTGCACCTCTTGCTAAAGCCATTGATCCAAATTCAGCTAAAGAAGCTGATTATGGTCTTAATGCGAAATGACACCGAACGAATGGGTTGGTTTAAGCGTTGGCGTATGCGCCGTATTAACAAGTTTATTGTTGGTTCTACGCTTCGTTATTAAATCTTACCTGCAAGAACTCAAGCCTAATGGTGGCTCAAGCATGAAGGATCAATTGAACAGATTAGAAGCGCGTGTTGATGATCTGTTTATGTTAATTAGTAAGCGATAATTTATTTATGGCGAACACACGCAAAACCACTAAACGGACTAAAATCAATAGGCGCGTAGTTCGCCACACTCCTGATCCATCAAAGATTGATGCGCATTACATTGCGTTGCACGAATGTTACAAAGCAGCTCGTAAAGCAGGATTTACACCAGAGCACGCATTTTGGTTAATGACCGAGCATAAGACTTTCCCTGATTGGGTCGTAGGCGATGGTGGGATTATTCCTTCCATAGATCCAACTGACGATGAGGATGACGATTAAAGCCAATCGTAGGTATTTAGTAACGCCAGATTTACAGATTCCTCTGCATCATCCAGCAGCTGTAAAGAACCTTATCAAAATGAGCAAGCATGAGAAATTTGATTTTGTATTAAATTGTGGTGATGAACTAGATATGACCTCACAGTCGCGTTGGGTAAAACATACTAAAGCAGAATTTGCAGAAACTTTAGATGAAGAACGATCAATTGCTCAGGACATTCTTTATGAACTAGGCACGACTGACATTATTAGATCAAATCATACCGATCGATTATTTACCACCTTGCTTAAAGGTGCACCATCATTGCTAGGATTACCAGAATTAGTTTATGAAAAATTTATGGCTTACTCAGATCTTGGCATTCGCTTCCATAAGAGAGCATTCGAGTTTGAGCGTGGCTTTTACTTGGCTCATGGTGATGAGGGTGTCATGTCTAAGCACGCAGGTATAACTGCCTTAAATCTTGCCAAAAAGTGGGGTAATAGCGTTGTTTGTGGGCATACCCATAGGCAGGGTGCTGTAAGGCATCAAACTGGCTTAAACGGGCGTTATTCAACGATTTGGGGCATAGAGGCTGGTCATTTAATGGATATGAAGAACAAAGCAAGTTACCTAAAATATGCCTCAGCCGACTGGAATATGGGATTTGTGGTTCTTAATTTTGGCAAGAAAGGTATGAGCGTGGAGGTTGTGCCAGTCAATCACGATGGCTCATTCAGCTACAATAAGCGTTCTTATGGGGCTTGAAACCGATTATAGGGATCGTTCGATTGATGATCATATCGATGAATTTGAGGATATTGGCGTTATCTAATCGTTATAAAACACGCCGAAACTAATTAACCGAAGGTCATTGCTTTAGGTCATACTTTATGTATCCACAACCGCTGTGGAAATGTAAGGGAGCAACATGACACTAAAAGAAGCTGGTTTATTGTGGGTCGCATCGATGGTCTTGATCATCTGGGCTTACGCAATACACGAAAACGCAAAGCAAACCCACTATTGGCGTGGGAGGAAAGACGGGTTTGATCTTCATCGCAGAATGATCAACACCAAGATTAAGTCTGATGAAGTATTCGATTATGACAAAAACTGAAAGCCTGTTTGATGAGGTCATTACTACGATCCAACAGCGCGGAAGTGTCTACGGACATCCATACTATAACCACAAAAGAATTGCAGGCTTATGGTCTGCATATCTCGACTTCCCAATCACACCACACCAAGCTGCTTTATGTATGGCGTTGGTCAAGGTTTCTAGGCTTAGTGAAACCCCAGATCATTACGACAGCATCAAAGACTTCATTGCCTATGGATCTGTCTATAAAACTGTGCTTGATGCAGTCCAAGATGAAAACTGGGAGGATTAATTAATGGCTTTCAATTTAGCAGATTATGAAGATGTGGCTACTTTGAACAAATGGTTTATACAAAATTTTCCGCAAGGGAGATCTGATATATCTGTAATCAGTCATGATGCGGTAAATGGTTATATTTTAGTCCAAGCAACATTGTGGCGAGATAGTAAAGACCAGCAACCATGTGTTTCAAACATTGCATTTGGCGCACGCGAGAGTTATATCCAAAACATGAAAAAGTTTTATGTTGAAGATACAGCTACCAGCGCATTGGGTAGGGCAATTATCTTACTTAAAGGATCTGACAAAACAGCTACAAAAGATGACATGAGAAAGGTTGAAAGTGAACCAATTAAGAACATTTATGGCAAGAGTGGCAATTCGCAAGTTATTGAAATGGCACTCAGAAAGTCGTTTGCAGATGATCCTAAGCCAGCAAGCGAACCTACAACATGGTCAGTCGGAGATATTGCCGAAGCCTTATCAAGCAAACCTAAACAACAAGAATGCGTTCATGGCTTGATGATTCTTAAAGAAGGCACAGCTAAAACTGGGAAGCCTTATTATGGATATGTATGCAGCGCACCAAAGGGAGAACAATGCGATGCTAAATGGGCGGTAACAGCTGCTAATGGCAGTTGGTTCTTCAGAGAGGAGGGATAAATGGGCGACATGATAATGATTGATGGCTCTGGTCTAACTGCGAAATTTACAGATAACGGAGTTATAGTAGAACCATCAACAATTTATTGTGATACATGCAACGATGACAGATTACTTCATGAGGGCGATCTGCTTCGATGCTATTCCTGTCATTCAATCAATCGGATTCCATAGTGCCTAATTACGAATACGCTTGTGATAGAGAGGGATCGAGTATTGTATTGGATCTTCCGATGCAGCACGAAATCCCTCTTTGTCAAGTATGTGGCTTTGAATTAACGCGTGTCTTTACAGCAGTTCCTGCCATATTCAAGGGAACAGGATGGGCTGGTAAAAGTGGTCAAGTTTAGATGTAATTTCTGTTCAGCCAATTCAGAGTTTATCTGGATGGATGGCTATGACACAGCTGATGGTTTTAGGGTTTATCAATGCCTTAAATGCTGTGCTATTGGAACTAAGAATCTAGCAGAATCTACTGACACTCAAGAGCCTGTTATTCGGTGTGATAAATGTGGATCTTGGCAATTTGTAGATAATAAATGTCATACTTGTGAATTGATTGGGGCTGAATAATGGATGCTGGATATTGTGAAACTTGGTTGGAAACAGATGACCTACGCATTATGACTTGCCGTCTGACCTGCGGTTATGTTAATTAAAATGAAATCCTATTTGACATATATGATACCCTTAAACG